TCTCTGTGGTAATTTTCGCCAGCTAAATACTCCTCTTTATATGTAGGCAGACAAATATGTGTTTGTTCGTCTATATATAGATTACCATGTCTATTTACACGTTCTCTAGGAATTGATATTTGCCAGCTCTCATGTATATGTCCACTAACACAAATTTGAGCATCAGGTAAATATACTGCCTTTCTGTTAGTTTGTATTATTCCCCTTGTTACAGGGCCACCACCACCATAGCCATGCGTATAATTTAATAGTACTGATGTGTATCTAGATGTACTTTTTTGTCTTTTAAATCTAAAACGTATATAGCCTGTATATAAGCCCTTTGTTAATGTTGTGCCATTTTTATAATTTAGTGTAGTAACAAAGCGCTCAATCAAATCTGTTTCATGATGTCTTCGTATTGCACTCTCATGATTACCCTCACTAACTAATGCAAACATATGAGCATAAGGGCTAAACCAATCAACAGCTGTATTTACTACAGCATCTAAATAATTGTCAACTTGATGCTCTGGCCTTAAATCTGTTTTACTGGATCGTCTGTCGTATTTACCTTGCATAACACAAAACAAATCACCAAAATCTAAAATTTTAGCGTTTCTTTGTTTAGCAAGCTCTAAATGTGTTTTTTGTAATTTCCAATCACTATGAGGATTATCCCAATGCCTATCTGATGACAATAAATACCATTGTTCCCATTTAGAATTTACTTCATGGTCTAAATCTAGAACACTTTTATTTAGTCTGTTTATCTTTGGCATTGTTTAGTATAATTAAGTTAAAACCATCTGGAGCTACCTCTAAAAGATGTTTCATTGTTCTACGGCTGTGCGTAACATCATGCTCACCATCTTTATTAATGTCATAAAATTTATAGCCTACTGCTATGCAGCCTCGTAATTGTGTAAAGTAATTAGCTGGATGTATAAGGATGTAATCACGCATCATCACATTTTCTACCTGATAATGCTTATCGTATTTTTCGCTTTCTCTTATGGAAACATTGTAATCACCTGTAGGTATGCAGCTAACATTTCTTTTGTTATCTTGCCAAGCTAATTCTAATGTACAGCACTCATATTCTAAATCTAAGCCATTAAATATAAATAGACGGCCCAAAGTTTGATTTTTGTTTTGGCTTAGTCTAATTAGTACGGCTCTTTTCATTTTTGTAAGTTAGGTAAAATTTATATAATGTAAAAATTAAACCTACTAATAATGCAGCTATTCTGATTGTAGCCTCTACATTTGTCAAACTTATTCCTATTGTTGCGCTGTTAACTAATATGCTTTGTAATGTATCCTTATCCATTTTATAATAATTATGAAATATCAATAACGTTATAAGTTAAATAAATAGTCACACTATTAAAACAATTAATTGTTAGTGCTGAAGTAACAGAGATTTCTAAGTGTTTATTTATATCATCAGTTAAGTTTTGTGATGACTCAGAACCAGAAATAGGAGCAATAGTAAAAACTCTATCACCTGTATCATTGTACATAAATCTTGTTATATGAAATAAAGATGTTTCTCTAATTGTACCTGGTTCTTGATTAGCATAGTGAAAGTTTATATCTGATGCAGAATTAGTTTGCGTGGCAGCTCTATCAACTCTTATCATTCCACCTACAGGTAATAAAACTTTGTCTGCACCCGCAGCAGGTGCTACTTGTATTGGTGTAGTGTGAAGATTATTACAGTCTAATGTACTTAAAACAGTTTTTCTAGTTATATATGTAGTTGCAAAACTTGTAGATATACCACCAATAGTTAAATTACCATCTATTTGTAAATTACCTGACTCATCTAAGTTTGCTATTTCTGTAGAAGTATTATTTTGAAATGAAAACTTTTGTGATGACTCATCACCATCAGCATCAATTCTAAAGGTCATACTTCCATCAGTAGTAAGCACTGCATCTGAATCATCTGCACCAAATTTAAAAACACCTCCTGGATTTATTTTAAAATAAACAGTATCACTATCACTTCCCGATGTACTAGCAGCAGATATACTGACAGGGCCATATTCTGATGCTATTCTTAAATTATTTGGATTACCTGTCGGAAAATTATCTGCTAATTGAATAAAAGCTCTTCTAGTTGTTGCTTGACTAAAAATTAGCAAAGGACTACCTGTTGCAGAAACATTTTTTAAATTTAATGTACCACTTATGCCACCTAAAATTTGGAGGTCATTGTTTATTAGCTGATTAACTGTTGTTAATGTATCAGTTGATTTATTATAAGTTAAACCACTATCACCACCAAAAGCACCTCCATCGTTAAATTGTACTTGAGTATTTAATCCAGCTGGAGTACCTCCTCCTCCTGTTATAACATTTGTTAAATCATTTGGTTTGATAATTACTCTAGAGCCTATAGGATAATCTATAGAAGCTGATACAGCTGTTAAATCTATGTCTGTGCTTCCTTGTGATTCTCCTGTAGTTGCTGATATAGGTAAAGCATTTGAGCCATCAGGTAATGATAATAATAATTTTTGACCAGCTTTTATTTCACATACTGCTGCTGTTATAAATATTTTACCAACTGATGCAGCTGATGTTGTAGCTGCTGTTGTTAAGTTAGCAATAACATTACCTAAATCAAAAGCTAATCTAGCTCCACTCATTGTTGCATCTGTAGGCTGTTTTGTTATTGGATTAGGTATTACAGGAGGAGGTGTAATATCAATATTATCTATTACATCTGAATATGATGGTGAGCCTGTTATATCAATTTTATACCAGCTGCCTTGCCATTCATCACTAGCAGCTTTAAATGTACCATTAATAAAAGCATATCTGTCTGTACTACCACCAATAATATTTTCATACTTAAAAACACCATGAGCATTATACTCTGTGCTTATAATAGTACCTTGTAAAATTACCATTGGCTTATCCTGGCCTGATAAATACTCTTTACATAATAATCTTGTTGGATTTTGGTAAATACCTGTATTACCTCGTCGAAAATTACCAGCCTTTTTATATATTGAGTCAGTAGCATCAAAATACATAACATTTCCTCTACTAAAATCAACATCAAATCCAGGTGTACCTAAAAATATGTCACCTAAATTTTTATCAGGTAAATCTGTTGCTGGATTTTGTGATGATATATATGTTGCGCCTAGTGTTTCATTACCTGTAGCTGAGCCAAACGTAGGATTAAAACTTGTTACATGAGGACTAGATTGTAATGATTGTGCTGTTTGTACAGGAGAAACACCATTAAATGATGTATTTTGATAAGTTGTACCAGCATCAATTAATTCTTGTAGTGTTAAATTGCTTGGAGCGTTAGCATTCCAAAAATAAATTGTAGGTGTAAACATAAATTGAGCTTCACCATATTGAGGTAAATTGCCCATCATTATAGGATCGACTGCTTTTATAAATGCTAGGTCTAAATTGGTTGTTGAGTAACCATCATAATTAACATATGTTGTGCCACCATATACATTAGGATGTTCTGTTCCTAAACCTACATCAATGTTAAATGTGCTGTCTGCTGTTGTCCATTCTGTACCATTCCAATAGTAATTGCCTACTTTCATTTTGCAAACGAATCGGCCACTCATTTTGACGTGTTGTACAGGTGTAGTTATTGGTGTAACAGCAGAACTTAAATAATTTTCATTATACATTAAGTTAGGATATAATACATAATTTTGTGATGTATCACCAACAAATCCAATTGTGGTTAAAGATGTATAAGTTAAATTTAAGTCAAATACAACACCTCCTAAACCATGAACATAACCAGCTCTAACTGAATTCAATTCAGGATCGTAAGTAAATGATGCGCCTTTTTTAATTATGCTGTTTGTTGCAGATATTGGTAAGCTATTACTTATAGGATATGCAATTGCTGTATTTGCATTTACAGGTGATGTGCTGCTATCAGGTGTATCATAAAATCTAACAGGTAAAGTATCTGCATCTAATTCTTGCTCTTGTATTAAATAATAAACACCTCTTGAAAATATCAAACGGCAGCCCATAAATTTAACAACTCCCTCTAGCTCCTCTTTGTAGCTTTTAATTACTAAAGGCAAATTATCATTATCTTCTACAAATGAATTTCTATTATAATATTGATTATCTATACCAATACCATTAGCATCATATGTTTGATTCTCATGCCACCAATTATAAGCAATAGCGTATCTATAAGAACTTGTTACAGGTGTACCAATATCAAATAAATCGTCAAATACTTGTAGAGGATAATGTAATTTTCTAAAATCTAATGCGCCTGATGTTTGTATAGAATTATTATACTTATTGTTTAATCTGCTTAGCCCATCTGTAGCTTTAATTGTAGCTGTATACGGAAAAGGCATATCCTGATAACTATCATATGACGGCTTTATATAACCAGCCCACCACAATACTGCACCTTTTTTAATTCTTATATAATATGCACCCTCATCAGCACCAAAAAATGTATTTATACTATTTTTTTGCGTATCATTTTCTACTAAAAAATATATTTTGCAAGTGCTAGGCATAATGCAAGGTAATCTGAGATGTTTACCTTTTTGCCAACTAACATCAAATCCTGAGCCTTTAGTGTTAAATGTTGCTCCTGTTCCTGAGCTATCACTAACACCTGAAATTTCTATAGTCCACTGAACTCCATGCGTACTATTAAATGTTGTAGTATAATGTAATAGTCCCATTAGCCATTAATTCCATTAATCTCTTTATTTGTTCTATCAAACACTAATTTTAAGTCAGTCCCTGATATAACTACTTCAGGAATTATTGGGCCGCCAGCTGTCATGTTATTATTAGGTATAATTGTACCTGATTGACCTGGCATAAATAACTCAGGCCCTTGCTCACCTACTATGTATGGTGTGCCACTAATTACAGCTCCACCGCTAGCTTTACCTGTTAATCCACCCATAAATCTAGATGCAAAATTAGTACCTTTAGCTGTAGCTGCTCCAGCAAATGAGCCTCCTGATATTATTGTCATCAAAGCAGCCAATGCAGCTGCTTGTATTATCATTGCAGCAAATTGTTTTGCTAAATTTGCAAAAATTTGTTTTAAACCGCTCAACATACTTTGACCGCTGACAACTAATTGAGCAAATGATTGGCTAAAACTTTCAGCTATTGATATTGAAACGCTAGTTGCAACATCTTTAATTTTTATTAATTCAGCAACAACTTTATTACCTTCACCCTCGCCGCCACCATTACCACCATCACTACTACCACCATCACTACCGCCTCCACCTTGTTCAGGGCTAAATTTATTGCCTATACCTAAACCATCACCTAAACCAAATAAAGCATTTTTTGCTGTTGTAGCTGCATTACTCACAGCATCACCAAAAGAACCAAACTCACCTGTAACCGCTGGTATTTCTCCCTTTAAACCTTCTAATCCGTCTTTCATAGTTGTAAACGGATTATCAAAACCTTTTTTACCTACTAATTTTAAAAGTTTATTAACACCATTAACAGCCATTTCAAAAGGTGATATAAGCATTTGACCAATGTCTAAAAAAGCATTTCCTAAACTTACGGCCATCATTTTACCAATCTGACCTAATACCTCTAAATTATCTGAAACATAAATAGCAGCAGCTGCCAAAATAGCAAGCGCAGCAATAACAGCTCCTACCGGACTCATAATAAAGCCAATTGCTGACGCTAATAAACCAAATATAGTTAGCACAGGGCCAATAGCTGCCAATATACCAACAAATGTAACAATAGCTATTTTAAGGCCGCTATCTAGATTGTTCCATGATGTAATCATATCATCAATAAAACCAACTAAATCATTCATTATTGGGATAAGCATTTCGCCTATCTTTTCCATTAAATCACCAAATCTATTAGAAAGTTGTTTTAATGGCCCAGCACCAGCTTTAGCTGCCGCTTTAGCTTGACCATCAAATTGACCTTTTAATGCAAGTACAGCACTATCTAATCTATCTGTACTTCCTACAGCGCCCTCTATTTGTATGCCGTATCTGCTTAATGCGTTTGTACTACTTCCAACAGATTTAGCAACTAAATCAGCAGCAGCTGACAAATTCATGCCTTTTGCTGTTGCCATGTCCTGGATCAAAGGTGTAAGGCGCATAATAGCCTCTTCCTCTAACCCCATAGATGCAAGCATAGATTGAGCTGCTATAGTTTCCTCATCACCAAAAATGGTAACCTTTTGTAATTCTCTAGCTTGTGCAGTTAGTGATTTAAATGCTTTTTGATTGCCTTTTAATGCTGTGTTTAATTTAGCTTCTGCTTTAGCTTGTGTATCAAATGCTTTTACAGATGCGCCAGCAAAGGCTAGCATTGGAGCGGTAAGGCTCATAGTTAAGGCTTTACCTGTTTTTTTTAGGGCTGCAGCAGTTTTTTTAAAGCCTTTAGATGCTAGCTTCATTTTGGACTGAAAGTCCGTAATGTTAGCTCCTAATTTTACATTTACATTCTTATTAGCCATTTTTTCTTAATGCTTTACCTCTATTGCTCAAATATTGCAATCTTTCCTTACTCATTTTAGGAGTAGCTGTCTTTTTATCCCATTCAAATGGCCAAAGTTTATCAGGCCTTATGCCTTTACCTTTTTTTGTATGTGGTGTAAGTAATGTAGATGCTAAAAGCCTAAACTTTTCCCATTCTGACCTATCACGTTTTTTTTCTAACTCCTCAAAACCAGCTAGCTTATTCTCAAATTGTCTAGGTGTAAAATTATCTAGCTGTTCAGGAGAAAGATTTAACCAACCAAAAGCAACAACTTCTAAATCATCATAAGTAGATGCTGTTTGCCTTTCTACTATTTCGCCTTTTTTTTTGCTTTGTTTTTTGTAGGCTTTGCCATACTTTCAGAAAAAACTTCTAAAACTTTAGCCATAGCTTCCTCATCTTCATCCATCAAATCGGCTACATCATCAATAGACAATACAAAATCTTGCTTCATTACCCTAGCGCCATCTTTTAAGCCAGCCCATACTAAAGCTATAGCTTGTGTGATAGTCATGTTATCACCTAATGATGATAAATCTCCTAATGTTGTACCTGTTGCATCGCTAAACGCTCTCAGAGCTGCAAAGCCATATTTAACAGGATAATCTTGACCAGCAATAAATACAGGCTTTGATTTCATATTATGCTGCCGCTGCTTCAGTTAAAACACCCGATCCTGTAAGAGTAACGCTAAATGTAGCCTGGTCTTCTGTGCCTCCGTTTACGCTTAATGACGTAACAAAAGCCTCACCATGATAGTATTTATTACCATCACTATTAGCTCCGCCTGTAATTGCAAGCTCAACAAATACTTTTGCTCTTTGATTTGTACCACCTAAATGATCCCAAAAATCAACAAAAGCATATTTAGAAGATTCTGCCTCATTTTGATATAAAGCATCTGCTGATACGCTCCATGAACGTAAACCTCCAATTATTTGTTTCCAGCCAGCGCTGTCTTTGTTTGTTTGGTCAATTTCCTCCATTGACACCTCTAATGAGCATTATGTAGCAAATGCTACTACCACCTCATTGCTGTTTGAATCACCAACTTTTAAAAGTAAGTCAGTACCATTTACTAATCCTGTAGCCATTTTTTATTTATTTATTTTAGTTTGCAATTTACGTTTTTTTTTCGTTTATAGCAATACACGAGCTTGAAAGCTCAGTCTTTTGCTGTAGTATCTTCTAGCCTTGTTATAATCTTCACTAAAACTTTCTAATGTAATTCCGTTAACTTTTACTGAGTCATGTGTACCATATGCAGATTTCTCTAATGCTTGTGATGCAAAATCTGCTAATTGTATGCTAACGCTGTAATCTGTGCTAAAACATTCTAAAGTAAAATCAACAATATATAAAGGCGCTGTTTGCGCTCTTAACTCTCTTTTTACATTTACCACATTTACAGCTGATGTTTCATATACAATACCTATTGATGCGTTACCTTGTTCTCTTAAAGGAGCTGGCTGTATTTTACCAGCACTCATTCCTGTAATACTTAAAAGAGCAACATTATTTTTTAATATGTCAAATATAACTTTACCTATTTTTACTCCCTCTGTAGCCATTACTTAAGTTTTTTAAGTTTTTTATCTAACAATAATATAATTTCTTTTCGCAACTTAGTAACTGCCTGTGTTTTATTCTTGTTATATGCCCTTTCAATGTTGTGCTGTGCATCATATTCAACATTATACTCTTTATCACCAACTTCTACTAAATGCGCATGATAACCTCTAAAATTACCATAATATCTAGGGCCAACTAATATAAAAGGCTGGCCTTTTCTACTTCTTACACCTCTTATAACTCCTATAGATTTAGATAAGTTTTTAGTAACATCGTTAATATTTGACCTTATGTCCTGAATTATTGGCTTTGCTATCTTTTTTAATCCTTGCTTAATAACGCTATCTTTTAACGCATTAGTACCTAAATCTTTCAAGATTCTATCTAATTCTTTATCGCCTGTTATAGATGTTATAGGTGTAAGCATTATTGTGTATTGCTGTGGGCTTTTACTACTATATATTGCTCATTATTTTGTCCAATATATCTAATACTTGAAATATAGAAAACAATACTTTTATAAGTTATTGTATCTGTTCTGTCTAATGCTTCTGTAAAATTTTCAGCTCTATAAGTAAATTCTATATTTCTTTCTAAGGTAATAGTATCATTATTTAAAACTTCCGATCCAGGTAACCATTTAACTTTTGCAAATCTTTCTATGCCTGTTGTAGTGGTTTGTTTAAAATCACCATAATCTGACTGCTGTGCTTCGCCTTTTATTAAAATATTTGTTGGATGTCTAAATTCACCAGGATTCATTACCAAATATAGTTTTTGTATTGATTAATTATATGTTTGTAGCCTAATGGCAACTCATCAACTTTTAAATAACTTACAGGACTTCTATTATCAAAATAATGCTGTATTAGCATATACATTGCTATTTTTAATGTTCTAACAACATCATCATTATCTGGAGCTACATTATATCTAAAGCTAATTGCATCTTGTCTATCATATAAATTAAATGTGTTAAGCATCTGTATTTTAGACGCACCACTATGACTAGATATAAGGTAATCAGTATTAACAGCTAAAGTAACCTCAACATTAGACTCATTAAAATATTTTAGAACAGGTGATGTTATTACTCCTGAATATTGTAAGCAAAATAATTCATCATTCGGCCAATCCTTATAAAATTCTGTAACATCTGTAGTAACTAATACTTGATTTGTATCTTTTAGCACTTGCAGCCTAGCTATTTTAATAAGCTCAGTAATATATGAATCTTCATTAGTATAATCTACTCTTAAATAACTTTTAGCCTCTGCTAAACTTATTGCCTCTGTGCCTGAGTATTCTGCTATTTTTGCCTGTTGTGCCATGTTTAAAAATAAAAAAGGGAGATGGGAATATACCCACCCCCCTATAATTAACTAATTAATCTACTATGCTTCTATAATAGATTGTAAAGTTTGACCTGGTCGACCAGCTAAACCATCCATCAAGTTAGTAATAACCAATCGGCCAATACCTCTAGATGCTGTTGTATACGGATCGAACAAAATACTCATACCACCAAATTGACCGATGTGAATATCGCTCATATCGCCATAGAGTAGCATATCTTTACCAGCTGCTGCTGCTGTTCCGTCAGCTTGTGAGCCAACATTAGATGTTACATAGTATGGAGTATTGTTAATAGATTTAACAAAGTTATCCATAAAACCAGCAACATAATCAGAGCCAGCAACACCTTTAGCTGTTCCTAAACCATTTCCGTTAAAGATGTATGCAAATTTTGCCGCTGCTGCATTAATGTTATTTTCTAAAACTTTAGCCTCAACACCAAAAATAGCAGCTGCATCTATTGCTGATGTAGAAAATGCATTAGCATCAGCCATAATAGAATCTGGGCCATTTGAGCCAGCTGTGCTAGTTTGGTCTACTGCTGCAAGCAAATTCTTCTCAAATTGTGCCATTACTGCAATTGCTAAGTTACGCTGTAGCGCTGCTTCAACTGCTGGATTTTGCTCTAGCAATTCAGCACTCATAGAAGCCAAAGAAATTATCTTTTTAGGAGCTAATGTCTTAGACGATAACGCACCACTTTCTGCTGCTTCAGTTGTTCCTGATGTATAACCATTTTCAGCTACAAAAGATGCTGTACAAGAACCTACAATTGGGAATTTTCTATCTGCTTGTAAGCCTGTGTAAAAATTAGCTCCAGCTTGTGCTAAAACTGAATTTGCTTGTAGTTGGTCAATAAAAGATGCAACTTCTGTTCCTTTAGCTGCTGAAGATGTTACTAAAGCTCTAGAATGTAATACAGATGATGGAACTGCTACACCTCTATACATTTGGTTAGGCGCTTGCATTCTTGCCTCTGCATCCATTTCTTTTACAATACCATCCATTTTACCTGTGTAAGCTGCACGAGCTGCCGCTCCAAAAGTAAATTTTTTTAAATCTTTATCTTCTTTTGCAACATCTTGTGTGTTAAAAGAAACAGGATTGTTTTTAGCTAGCTCTAATGAACGCTCTAATCGGTCTATTCGAGATGCTAAATCATTTACATTTTTTTCTGTAGTATCAAAAGACTTTTGCTCGTCATCTGTAAGATTACGATCCTCAGCCTCTGCTACATTAATAAGGGCAGTCATCTCATCTAATGAAACTTGGCGCTCCTCTCTTAATTGTTTTAAAGTTTTGTTCACTTTTTTAATTTTAATAGTTTTAACTTACTCTTACGAGTTTTTACATTGTCCTTTATTACTTCTTTATGTTGGTCTAAAGAGCGGACTGCTGCACTTGTCTGTGGATAGGCTGGCCTAGTAACAAGGCTAACGTCAACTAACCTTTTTACCTCCTTGACCTCTCTAACAAAACCTGTGCTATCTTCTTCCCATTTATCTTTATCTACATAGAAACCAAAACTCATTTTAGAAATATCACCTCTATTCATAAGCTCTATAGTATCTTTTGCAGCTTGTGTATTAGGCATAGAAATTTCAGAAACTAAACCTCTTTCATCTACAGATAATTTTAATGTGCCTGAACTTGTGCGCCCAAATACAATATTATTATCATGGTTTAATAAAGCCACTACATCATTATCTAATACTTTATCAAATGCTCTATTATTTATTTTTTCTTTGAATCCGCCTAAATCTTCGCTTAATTCATCAAATACTGCGGCATAACCTCTAACAATAGTATCACCAGCTTCTGTAGTTTCTGCTCTAAGCTCTTGGCATTCAAATTGTCTAATTTCTAAATCTTTACTCATCGCCTTGCTTTTCGTTTGTTGCTATCATATTCATAGGAACATAATACTTATTACCATCTACACTATCATTCATATTTTCCTTACGTCTAATCTCATTTGGACTAATTGCACCAATTGCAAATAATTTAGCATAGTATTCAGCTCTAGCTTTGCTATCACCTCGTAACAATGCACTTGTATTAAACTCAAAGTATGATGTGCCTTTTTCGTTTTCAAATATTAATTTTTTATTGAACTCTTGCTCAATTTTTTTAAGCATAGGAGTAATACAAAAATTTAGATATTCTATAGATTGATGTTCTATATTGCTAAATGTAGCTCTATCTAAATCTGCTAATAAATGCGGAGGCACTCTAAAAATTCTAGCAACCTCTAAAATGCTAAATTTTCTAGTAGCTAAAAACTGCGCCTCGTCAGGCCGTAGTTGGATAGGTTTGTAAGTCATACCCTCCTCTAATACTGCTGTTTTAAAGCTGCCGCCATATCCTGAATGATAAGTCCTATGCCATTGTTGGCTTAATGATTGCATTGCATCAGCTCCTAACTGACCAGGATGCTGTAATACACCACCAACTTTAGCACCACTTTCAAAAAATTCCTTGCCGTAGGTTTGTGCTGCTATACCTAAAGCAATATTATCTTTAGCTGCTGATATTCTACTTTGGCCAATAATGCCATCTAAAGCCATATCAGGTATGTGTATTATATCAGACGCATCATAATTACCTTGTTCTTTTACTTCATAAATAATACTATCTTCTCTGTAATGTACTTTAACATCATCAGGATGTACTAAATACAAAGCTATTGGTAAACCTCGCTCATTTCTTTGAATATGTGCAAATGCGTTACCATACAAAAGCAAAGTATTAATAAAAGTTTCAAAAAATATATATTTTGTTTGTATATGATTAGGCTCACTATTAGCCAAAATATACAAAGGATTTTCATAATATTTTTCTCTACCGCTGTCTGTTACTTTATATAAACAGAAAGGTAATTGGCTAATTGTTTCACTA